CTCTTTATGACCAAGCAAATCAATGACTGACTTCAAATTTGTGCCACTAAACAGCCTTGAGAATCGCCTCGGTGATGCTCTTGGCCTTGCCATTGCCATGATCCGCGATCCAAGCGCCGTGGACAACAAAGCCATGGCTCAGATCGAGGCGCCATTCAAGGAATGGTGTGATGCTCTCGTTGATGGAGGTCTACTCAATGACTGACACCACCCCACTGAGCCCCGCCGCGCAGGCAGTGCTGGATGCCCTGCACACAGAAAACTCAACGGGTCCAGAGCGGTATTGGGCTCGTGCCAATGCCGTTGCCGCCCTGCGTGCTGCTGCGGATTTGGTGGCTCCCGATGACTACAAGTGCTACACGGGAAACCTTGAATGGGACGCCGGAATGGAAGCCCGCACCGACGACATTCGAGAAAATCTCCTCACCATCGCCGCCGAGCTGGAGGGTGCGCAATGACCACCGACTTCCGCGCCTTGTGTGTTGAGCTTACCGATTGCCTAGAAAAGTCGGACTGGCCACGCCAATACAAACCTGTGTTTGAGCAGTGGATTTACATTGCCCGTAAAGCACTAGCTGAGCCCGAGCCAGAGGGTCCGACGGATGAGGAGCTGCTGGAGACCGTGCGCCACCTATATGGAGATCAAATGGCTGCCGACATGGGCGCTGCTGATGATCTGCTCACCGCCCGCGCTGTCCTCGCCCGCTGGGGCAAGTAGTCCGATCAACTTGTAAGGCGTGCTTACACGTTGCCCAAACGTGTTAAACATTCCGGAATTTCCGGACAGTTCGATTAATCTTACAAGCTAAATATTCCCGATCAGGAAGATGGACCTGAGCACGTCCCTAAACTACTCATAAGCTGTGCTTATCAATCAACTCAACACAATCATGAAACTTCTCAAGTTTTCCAACGGCAACGCCAAGTTGCGTGACCGTCTGATCTTTAGCTTGCCAGCTGGTTACGCCTGTCCAAACGCCGGTGTCTGCAAGACCATGGCTGATCGCGTCACTGGTGAGATCCGTGACCTACCTCAACGCACAGGCACAGAAGCTGATGACTACCGTTGCTTTGCGGCCATGGCAGAAACCAGACCTAACGTCCGTGATGCCCGTTGGCACAACTGGGATCTGCTGCGTGAAACCATTCACATGAATGGCAATCAAGTCACACTCCTCCGTGATCTGATCGACATGTCACTCCTCATGCACTACCCCAAGAAGTTGGTGCGCATCCATGAGTCCGGTGACTTCTGGACTGAGAACTACATGAAGGCTTGGATGATGGTCGCCAGCGAACGGCCCAACCAAAAGTTCTATGCCTACACCAAGTCCCTTGGCATGTGGATTAATCTGCGTGATCAGATCCCACCCAACTTCTATCTCACCGCATCCTTCGGGGGGACACTCGACTACCTCATTCCGAAGTATCCGCATGTGTTCCAGCGCATTGCTTATGTGGTCTACACAGAAGAAGATGCAGCTACACAAGGTCTGGAGATTGACCACGACGACAGCCACTGCTTAGGTGACAAGCCTTTCGCACTACTGGTCCATGGCTCCCAGAGGGCTGGCTCTGAGGCAAGTAAAGCCATTTCTCAACGTAAGAAAGATGGTGGCTTTGTGGGATACAGCACATCAAAACAGAAGACAACTTGAAGAACCTTGACGGGAATGAAAGATCGGATAGCATCTGTCCGTCTTTCATTCTTTTATGTCTTACATCATTGCCACTTGGAAAAATGGCAGGCCATTTGCCATTACTGCGGCAACCAATCAATTCGAATTAATTCCGTTAGATTCAGATGTAGCACTTAACAAGATCTTCTCTCATCCCTACAGGGCTGGAGCACAACAGATCTTGTCTTGGATTAATAAAAATGACACGGACCTTGCCACTGAACAACTCGAAGTTCGAGATGAAGCCCAGTTCCGTAAATGACAAGTGGTATGTCTTTGACATTGAGACGGATGGACTTTATGACAAAGCTTCCAAAGTTCACTGCATTGTCCTCTATGAGGTCAACAGTAACAGCGTTTTGTCTTTTGGTCCTGACGGCATTGACAATGCTCTTGAGTATCTGCGTAACGCTGATGTTCTTATTGGGCATAACATCTGCTTTTACGACATCCCAGTCTTAAAGAAATTATTCCCAGACTTTGAGACTAAAGCACGCATCATTGACACTCTCATTTGTTCACGTTTGATCTGGCCCAAGGAGGTTCTCTATGAGCTTGACATCGAACAATATCCGGAAGTTCCAAAGGCAAACCGTGGATCCCCATCACTTAAGGCATGGGGATGGCGATTGGCCAGTCATAAAATCGACTTCAAGGACTTCACGGAATATTCCCAGGAGATGCTCGATTACTGCATCCAGGACGTGGCAGTCACCTTTAACCTATGGCAACTCATTGCTTCTCAAAACTATGCAGACTCCGCCCTTCTCTTGGAGCATGACTTTGCTCTGGCGATTAGCCGACAAATTAGATCAGGTGTTCCTTTCGATTTGGATGCTGCTCTTGATTTGGTGGATGGCCTCCGAGCAAAAGAAGCAGAACTTGAAGCACACCTAAAACAAATCTTCCCACCAATCAAACATGAAACAACATTCATTCCAAAAGTAAATAATAAAAACAGAGGTTATGTCAAAGGAGAACCTTTCACTAAGGTCAGCTATGAAGAGTTCAATCCTGGATCTCGTCAGCAGATTGCTGATCGACTCCGCCAAAAATACGGATGGACTCCAGAGAAAACAACTGAGAAAGGAAATCCAGTTGTTGATGACGATGTATTAGAAAAGCTTCCGTATCCAGAAGCTAAGGCATTGGCAGAATATATGTTGATCAAAAAACGCCTTGGTCAAATTGCTGATGGTAACAATGCTTGGATCAAACTATTCAACAATGACACTGGTCGTGTACACGGCGACCTTATTACTAACGGTTGCATTACTGGGCGCTGTGCACACCGCAATCCAAACATGGGTCAGGTTCCAGCGGGTTACTCCCCTTATGGAAAAGAGTGTCGAAGTTTGTTCGTTCCTCCTGACGGGTGGGATCTCATTGGTATTGACGCTAAAGCACTTGAGCTACGTTGCCTTGCTGGATACCTCGCCTACTGGGATGATGGTGAATACGCAAAGCTGGTAACAGATGAATCAATTGATATCCATACCTACAACCAAAAACAATTTGGTGTAGAGACCAGGGACATCAGCAAGCGTTTGCTTTACGGCATGCTCTATGGATGTGGTTCTGTAAAAGCTGGATCAATCATTGATCCCAACCTTAAAGATGAAGATGAACTGCGCATTCTTGGTCGTGATGCCATCGATGGTTTTATGCGTGGGGTGCCTGCATTAAAAGCACTCAAGATGGAAATCGATAAAACCATTGGCCTCCGTGGTTATCTGATTGGTCTTGATCGTCGTCAATTGTATTGTCGTTCTGCATTCAAAGGATTGAATGTGTTACTACAATCAGCAGGCGCTATCTTAATGAAACAAGTTGTTATTAACATCCAAAAAAATATCAAAACAAACCTTGGTTTGGAATACGATCATGACTGGCAACAACTGTTGATGGTGCACGATGAAGTGCAGCTAGCTTGCAAACCTGAATACACCGAAGCCATCCGGGAGCAGGCCATGCTCGCCTTCCCGCAAGCACAGGAATTCTTTGGATTCCGTTGCAGTATTGAGGGGGATTCTAGGGTAGGATCCGACTGGTCTCAGACCCATTGATCATGGTAGTTAAACGCAAACCAACCCTTAAACAACTATTTAAAGAATGGATTCGCTATGAAAAAAAGAAAAGTGAGCTTGCAAAACTTAAATGGAAGCTAGATGAATTTGGCTCTCAAGTAGAGTCAGGTACTGAATTAATTGTTCACGAAAATGATGTGTATCGAATTACTAAAACAAGTTATGCAAGACATGGAATGAATTATAGCGTTGAACGTATTGCCAGTACTGAAGAACTTCCTGCAAAATAAATGGACTACACCGACATCACTAAAGTAGAGCAGTGTCCAGTCTGCGAAGTCAGCTGGATTCATTCCTACATTCCTCAAGAATCAATCGATAAAGGTTATTATTCACCTGATTCGAAATTCTTTAGCCGTGTTATTGGTGTGGAGTATTTGGGCACTGACCGTATTAACCATTATCAGTGTCCTGATTGTGGTCAATGTTGGAATCGAAAAGGTGAGATGATTGAAGTTAAACATAAACCAGTTGATCTCTCGTCCTTGAGGTAAGACGTTAAACTGCCTCTCACACAAACTGTTTGAATCCATGAACCAGGTCTTTGTTTGCGCTGAAACTACTGAACAGCCCCGCGAGGTTTACACCTCCGCAACCTCAACTGCAATTCGATGCAACGTAATGTTGCCTCCTGTTGGCAACAAAGCAGCAACACCAATTGAACTAAACGTTTACGGCAAAAACTCTGAGCGTTTTGCGCGTACACCTAAGGGTTCTCAGATTTACATCCATGGTGCAAAGCTTCGTTTTGATCTAGAGACCAGGACTTATTCATTACATGGTGGCATCATTGCCCCTGTTAACGAATCTTTCCCGATCTTTAATACAGTCATCCTCTCTGGACGCTGTGTTAAAGACATTAGTCAAGATGATTCGCGTGCCTTTAGGGCAACGGCTGATGGTCTGATGATCTGCAATCAAACCCTCTCCGTTAACACCGGACGTAATCAAGCAGATCTCTTTAACTTCTACGCCATCAACTCAACGGATGACAAGTTAAACAATGCAGAACTGCTTGTTAACTTCACCCGTAAGGGTACTGGTCTGACGATCCAAGGCCGTCTGGTTACTGATTCTTGGACTGATAAAGAAACCAAGGAACGTCGTATTGCAACCAAGATTCAATTGGTTTCAATGACGCTTGCTCCCAAGGTGGGAGATGGTGCTGCCAAAACGGTAACCAATCAGACAACCGTGACCTCTGATGACAAGGTAACCTCCCTCTGGGGTGGTCGCCGTGCAGAAGAAGCTGGTGACCCATGGACCCAGGCATCTGGTGGTGGCCTGCCTGATCTGCCAGGTCACTACGGTGCAGCACCCGATATGGAAGAGGTTCCATTCTGATGACAACTCCAACTCACGATCAATTCACTCTGCTCTACGAAGACGAAGACACCAAGGTTCTTCATGAATTCAAAGGGGTCGTCGCTGACGATGTGATTCAACACCTGATTGATTTCCTCAAAGGGTGTGGGTACATGGAAGGCAGCATCTTTGAAACCATGAAGGAGCTGTCTGAGATGTACTTCGATTCATTAAGTACTCAGCAGTACGTGATGAAATGGGACAAGCCTGAAGCAGAATGAGGCCACGTCCTGGGATGACGTTAAACTCATCCACCTCTGACTACGAAACAACCATGACTCAAACTCCGCTTGACATAACGAGCGATCAGTGGATGGATCAATTCGAATCCGAAACCACCTCTGCACCTTCTCTGAAAACTTCCAACAAAATGACCACCAAGAAAACTGCTGCGCTTGCAACCCGTGGACTCGACTCCTTCCGGATGTTTCAGTCCAAAGAATTTGTATCTGGTTACCAGAACCTCGTCACTATTCAACCTTTAAACAAATCAAAAGTACGCGGATGGTTCATCCGTAAATCTGATCTTGATACCTGCGGTTGGACTGCAACTGAAGATCAGTTTGCTAAAGGTTCTGTCATTTGGGATTACAAACAAACCTTTGGCATGGCTCCCAATACTTCCGTTGAAGAAGGCTTGAACTTCACTGAGCCACGCATTCAAATCCTGCTGCGTTCTCCTCTGATGGTTGAAGAAACCACCGGGATGCGTCAAACGATTGGTACCTTTGAGCACCCAGAGGTTAAGGAATTGTTTGATGCCGATAAGATTGCGGCCGACCTTGCCAACAGCAAGGGCGAGATGTATAAGCGTAAGTACAGCGTGCGCACTAAGTACCTCATCTACATCGTGACCGAGGACAACAAGCGTGCCCATAAGATCCCGATGGTCCTTACCCTCAAGGGCCTGAACGGCACTGATGTGTCCGATAAAGTCAAGATGTACGAGAAGGAAATGTCCAAGTGCCTGAGCAAGGCGCTGGATTCCGAAGTGCCCCTTGCCTTCAATGAAAAGTTCTACGCCACTACCGTATTTGCTCCGGTACTTGCCAATGAAATGCGTGGAGCCAACAACGTTGAGATCTGCGCAATTGAATCTTTTGACATCCCTGATTACAGCGACCAAGATGCCGCCATCGAATCGCTGAGCCGCATGTCGATTCCTGATGAAGATCGCGAATCAACCTGGAAGTTCCAGGAAATGTTTGGTGATTACATCAATCAACATGCACGGCAGGATGCGGAGAAACTTGGTGGTGCTTATGGCATCAAGCAAGGTGTAGAGATTCTGCCTGTCTCCCGTACTACAGATGCAGTCGATGTAAAAGCACTGCCTGCTCGTGATCCCCTCACCGGAGAAGACGATTCACTTTGATGTAATGTCGGGGTTTCCCAAGTCGTTTTGTTCAACAGCTACGTTGTTGAAGATAAACATATCTTGGACTAAACCCCGTATTACACCTTGACGTTGAGTGGCAATCCTCGCCAAGAGGGTTGCCATTTCTCGTAACGTACTAACCGAATCACATTCCTGAATGGAGCGTTTGATCTTTTCTTCCCAAAACTTATCATCAAGGCTTGGTTCTATTTGAAATCTAGTTAAAGGTACGTATTTAATTTCGTCCATTTTGTATTAAGTTGTTACGCTTATTCTAATGCCTCAGTAAAAACCATTTCCAAACTTTACAAAGTATCAAGATTTACAGCCATGGACAATCCTGAAAAAGCTGCAGTTAAAGAAGGACTAACTACAGCTGTTATCGGCAGTGTTGCTGCCACACTCCTTGCTAATCCTGTTTGCTGGGCTGCTGTTATCTATGGAACGTATCGGATGGGTAAGGCGGCTTACCGGCGGGCCAAGATCAATGCTAAGATCAAGGCGAACAAAGCGCTGGAGGACACGTCCTTCTGGCACGTTTGATTCCCACTCAACTCAACACAACTCAAACCAATGTCCGTCCAACATCAGACTGACCTCAACTCGGCGCAAGCTCTTATTTATTCTCGCTCCAACATCCGGCGGGCGTATCCGGAATTTGATGACGCCTCAATCGCTGGCATTTATCTGCGAGGCGATCATTGTCTTGTGGTGCGTCATGATGGCACTGAGCAAATCTACGACCGGTCACTGATCAAGACCGCGTTTCAGTCTTACACAAACCGTTTAAAAGATTTCTTTTCTTACCTTGGTCCCAATTACCGTGGCCCTAGTGTATGGCATAACAATGCTTACATTCTTTTTAAGGGCTGGAACTACACGCACGCACTCGGACACCTAACCTCGAATGCAAAACTCCAAGCTCACTGGGCAGACAAATTTATACATGTATCAAACCCCGAAAAGATCAAAGCACTTCTTCAATCTGACCAGACGGACCTGGGCCATTTGGTTGCGCCTGACGGACTTCGGCTTCCGAATCGGCCGCTTGATATGGACGGTGAACTGGATGATGTACAAGAACAACAGTCCTCGTTTGGTGAACCTAGCTGTTCATGTGGGTCCTTTCAACGCCAGCTTTCAAATCTATCTGCTTTCCAAGAAGAGATCCAGGGGTTCAAGCCGTGGTGCATCCACCTGACTTGGTTCAACAAGTACAGGGAACTGCTGTGCAAGCGCACAGATGTACGGAATGCCAGCCCCAGTGGCACACCAGATAAGTGTGTGGCTTGGTGGTATGCGCCGCCCGCTGATCACATCAGTGATGGACGCTTTGTTCTGCTCCACACCAAGTCCGGTGCTCAAGCTCCACTCTCCCACTGGCGTACCTACAAGCCGAAAGAAGTATTTACCCAGCATCATGCCTGGGATCTTTTTTTCAATATGATGGAGGCTGGTTACACACCATTCCCTGGTGTCTCATTGCCACAACTGAAAGCTGCTGTGAAAAAGCAATGATGGATGAGGAGTTGTATGAGCATGCACTATCACTTGCTATGAAAGTATCCGAGCAACCCATGATGTTATCCAACGGCAAATACTCTCTGCACCTTGAGGTTGATGAAGATACCTACTGGGGTCTGATTAAACTCGGTGCAGAGATCAGAACTGATTGTGAAACCTATGCAGAAAACATCCTCATTGGGCATGTCGAATCCGGACTCGATCGACAAGCTACAGATTGAATTCATTGATGAAGAGGATGGTTGCGGAACCATCCGTATTGATTGGGATGAAACAGATCCTGATCTCCAATGGTGGACCGACTTAGGTCCAGAAGGACAAGAAACGTTTATGATTGATGCGCTAACAAACGCACTCGATTCTTACTCCTAGGTTATGGCCTTCCAAAGCGTCTGGTATGAGACTGAACTTCCTTCTGAAGTCATCAGGCTTGTTGAATCTGTACTCGAAGAAAAGTATGACGAAGATCTAATCAACTCTGTTGTTGGTGAAGGAGGTGGTGGTGTCATTAATGAAAAGGTTCGCAAAGCAAAAAATGCTTGGCTTCCTGCCAGCCATTGGGTTACAGGTTTTGTTATGCATTATGTCAACTTAGCTAACCTCCAAAACTTCCGTTATGACATCATTGGTCTGGATGGTCAATCTGCTCAGTACACCGTCTATGACAAAGGTGAGTTCTACAACTGGCATGTAGATCAAGGCATCTCATCTTTCTATAAACCTGAACATAACAATGGTCATGGTTTTAGTGAAGAAGTTATTAAAGATGACATCATCCCCAAAGGTGAGCTGGTCCGTAAACTTTCGTTCTCTCTTCAGTTATCTGATGAAGATGAGTACAAAGGTGGTGATCTGCAAATCATGGATGAAGGTGAATCCATGTATGACGTTCCCAAAAAGAAGGGACTTCTGGTTTGCTTTGACTCCAGGGCTCGTCACCGCGTTACAAAAGTAACGTCCGGTCGTCGTAAATCCTTGGTAGGCTGGGCTGTCGGCCCTCGTTGGCGTTGACCTTTCGTCGAATCATGGCATTTGATACCTACGGACTTAGTACTGAACAGTACGTAAAGTTCTTCAAAGACAACGTCAGGCTTTCTGCCAGGCTTTATCTGGATACTTGCAACATCCTTTCTGCTGAAGGTGCTGGCAATCTTGATTTCAAAACAGTTCTTGATATGTATCAAGAAGCTGTCTATGCCGCTAACGATGATTGTCGCAAGTACCAAAAAACCAACAACCCTGAAGCCATCAAGGACAATGACATCTTTGGCTTGACCCCTTCCAGGGAAGAGCTGATGGAGGAGATCAAGTCTGTTAACGCCAAGGTCGAAGCCCTGACTGACTACATTGCTGAGTTGGTCAAGGTCACAGCCAATGGTCTTAACGGCTTAGCCGAAACCTTTGATGAGGCATTGACTTGACAGGCCTGGTAGACTGACGGTTCCCACCGGGAGTGGGCGTCCTGGTCATGACGTAAAACTGACCACACCTTCTAATCAAATTCAACTCATGTTTGAAACTTTTCTTGGCGCTCTTATTCCTGTTGTCAAAGATTTACTTTGGGCAGCGGCAGGCATGCTGCTGACCTACACAATCAACAAAATTCAATCCCACTTCCAACACATCTGAGTCATGTCTCAAATTACCAAGACTAAGCTTGAGGACCTTAACGTCATCAAGCTGTACGAGCACTATGGTGCCCTGGAACGCTCTCTTCCTCTCCTCACTCCTGAGTCCCAAGAACTGGCAAAAGCTGAGCTGGAAGCTTGTGCCGACCTGCGTTCAGAAAAGATTGATCGTATCTACTACGCAATGGCAGCGCATGAAGATGCCTTGGAGCGTATTAAAAAAGAATCTGATCTAATCACACAGGCTAAGCGGCACCACGAATCACAACTACAGTCTCTTAAAAATCTATTAAGCTGGCTGAGGCGAGTGCTTCCTTTGGACACCAGCCGTATTCAAGGCAAAAATTATGAGTTTGTCCTCAGCAAGAAAAAGGAACTCACGGTCGAGATCACGTCAGATCCAGAGTTTTGGCACTCTGACGAAAGAAAACTTTATTGCATTGAACAAGAAACAACCACAACCAAGCGAGTCGTGGTACGTTCAATGTCGGGAACAGTTATCTCAGAAAGAACTGAACCCAAAACTAAACTCGAAGTACTCCCAAATCTCGATGCAATCCGTAATGCCTATCAAGAAGGACGCCCCATCCCGCACGGTGTCAAAGTGGAACAGCAATATGCAGTCCGAAAAAATAGAATCTTCACCACTAAGCGGATGGCCGCACAAGCACCCGAATATATCGGAGAACTTCTATCAGAATCTGACGGCGCCGAATGATCTAGAAGATGCGCACATCCTTATGTCCTGCTATCAGCAGGCAGTAGATGATTTCCGTCTGCAAATTCAAATGGTCGAGATGGAACTTTCTATGCTTTGCCAAGGAGAAGAGCCACCTGCTTACCTGGAATCCAAGGTGGATGAGCTTGAATCTAAAAAACTCAAGCTTATGAGTGGCATGAGGTACAACCAAAATGCACGCAATGCCTATTGGTACGTCACCGCACGAGGTAACAAGGACAACTAAATAAACTGCAATACAATAAATAGATACACAAGGAGTCCCATGGGCGGCGATCCAGTTCTGAACAAGTTGATTGCTGGGTTCACCAACGATGGGACTCCTCTGTCAGCAACCATTGGTTCAAAGATTGAAAATGGTGTTGTCATCTTGACTGCTGCAATGCTTGCCAACGAAAACCTGGCAGCTTCTATGGATGCAGAAGAGATGGTCGATGCTGCTATTAATTATTACAACATCATTCAAGAACGCATTGGCTACTACGAAAGCACCAAGGTGCATTCTTTGGAGCGTTTAATCTAAACACAAAATACTGCTAAAGTATTTTGGTCTTCAATGTTTAGATGGAACCCGTACCTGTGCCCAAGTTAACTGTATCTTTTGCAGTTGACGTTGAAGTTGAATACAATTCCTTTGGCGGTAAGACTGCCGAAGAAATTTCGGAGTCATTACAAGATGAACTCCATGACCTTCTCTTTGAACTGGACCAGGTCACAGGTGTTTACACTAGCTGTACTTCCATCGCATTTGAAGACTGATGATGAACTCTGACTACCTTGCCGGCTGGGATGTCAAGGCCGAGCAACGCAAAGCTGATTTCATGGAACACATGTATCAGTGCTCTGGTCGCGCCAACGCAGGCCCTGGTGTTGTTGGTCTTTACACCGGACTGTGGCAAGAATTCTGCTTGAATGAAGCTGGTCCTTACTGCCGAGATGAATTCTACAAACGTCTTGAATTCATTGAAAAGCTACAGGCTGGTGAGTTTGATGGTGAGCAAATCCAGATTCCTGTAACAGCTTAAACAATACTCATTTTTAGAATGGAAGGACGCTATCAGGCGTCCTTTTTTATTTTGATATGGAATACCGCAGCTCAATCGAAGTCCTGCGTCAACTGGACATCAACTACATCCTGTATGTAGCCAAGGCAAATGACCCAAAATGTAAAGATGTTATTTCAGAAGATTGGTTGCAGGGCTATCATCAAGCTGTAAAAGATGTTTCTTTGTTACTCAGTGATGCCAACACTTGAAGATGTGTACGACCAGGCAGCTGAACTGTTCCCCAGCAAAAGGATGGCTCAGGAAACAGCAGATAAAATCTTTAATGAATCAAAGAAGTCTGCAAAAAATCGGCTAGAAGAGTACCTTGCTGATACCATCTCTGAATTTGTTGACACCAATTGTCTAACTGGTGATGAATTCTACGAGGTACTCGTTGACTGCGTCTTTAAAAACTGGGAGTATTATCAGCGTAACGCCGATTGTAATAAACAACTACTTTCTTTATTGAAGCCGCAATCTGCAGATCAATTAGAAGAGTACTCTAAAAAATAATTTGGTAAATCAATTATTTTGCATCCGTCTCTGTTAAGAGGCGGATGTTTTTGTTTGTTCCAACAAAGTAGAATAGTAAAATGTTGCACCAATGAAATGCCTGTATACAGAGATCCCACAGATAAAAATCTATATCACGTACATAAAGTTCAAACATGTAGTGGGCGTCCTCTAGAAGTAACAACTACCTCTGGCGCTACTGTTTACATGCAGCCAGCAGCAACAGCAGGTGATGCCTTTGGACGGCAACGAATTTCACAGCTGTATACTGTTTTTGATAGCCAACATCGTTATCAGGAAAACGATAAGTGGACTACCGTAACAGGCGTAAGCGGTTCAACTACATATCAAGTTAATGAAAGTGTTGTTGATTTAAATGTAACAACACTTTCGGGTGATTATATCTATCGAGAAACCAAACGTGTTTTTCCCTATCAGCCAGGGAAATCATTTTTAAATATGACATCATTTGTTTTTGCTTCTGGCAAAACGAATCTCCGGCAACGCGTTGGTTTTTTTAATTCACAAAACGGTATTTTCTTTGAGCAAAGCGGTACAACAAATAATCTTGTTCTCCGCAGTTACGTAAGTGGCTCTGTTAATGAAACCCGTGTTGCTCAAAGCGATTGGAACTACGATAAATTTAATGGTGCTGGTCCAACCGCTCGTACCTTAGATCCAACCAAAGCCAATATCCTTTGGATGGATATTGAATGGCTTGGGGTTGGTGATGTGCGTGCAGGTTTTGTGGTTGATGGTCACATGGAAATTGCCCACATCTTCCACAATGACAATCAAAACACAACCAGCTACATGACAACAGCAGTGTTGCCATTGCGTCAAGAGATTGAAAATCTTGGTACAACTGCTTCTAGTTCCACGGCAAAACAAATCTGTGCAACAGTTGCATCAGAAGGTGGATATGAAGGTTTTACCCGGCGTTATAACATTGCGACTAGCACTACGCCTAAGACACTTACTTCTTCTGGCGTAACATATCCACTGGTGTCCATTCGTATGGCATCGGGTCGCACTGACAGTGTTGTTATTCCTGCAAATTTAAGCGTTGCGCTTGAGCAAACACAAAACAATAAACCGGATATTATTCAATACAGAGTTTTGCTTAATGCAACTTTGAGTGGGACAAATTGGCAAACGCACTACAACGGTAATGTCCAGTACGACACCAGCTCAACAACCGTAAGCGGTGGCACCGACATTATTGGTGGTTACATCGTCTCTGATGGTACTCTTTCTTTGAGTGATGTACGAGACTTTAACTTCCAGCTTGGCCGCACACAGGCTGGGGTCAGTGATGTCTTTACTGTTGTCGCTGCTCCAACAATCAGCGGTGCAAAAGTCTATACAGACCTGTCTTGGTTTGAAATTGTGTAATTAATTCCCGTTACAATAGAACTATTGCTAAAAAATTATGTATACCCCCGGTCCTCAAACGGTTCCAATGCCCCAAACCCCTGGACCTGAAGCATTGCCTGAGCCCCAGGCCAAACCAAAAGGTCCTGCTCGCTCAAAGAATGGTGATGTCGGGGCC